CAATGATGGATGCTAGCGATGCTGCTGCTCCTACCTCAAATGCAACGGCCAGGCCAATTGCTAGCCACATCGGATTGGTTAACGCAAAAAAATCGACAACGTGAATCGTTGAAACTAGTGAGGTGATAAGGTAGAGTATCGTAAACGTGCCAATTACGAAATAGTGAACCGTCTTCTTGTTCATTTACTTCTAGCTTCCAGTTTTTTTAGTTCCTCATCTATTGCGGTTTGTCGGTTGACATCCAACATTTTTCGATCAGTCGCCTGTATCATTCGTTTTTCGGATTTAAGACCCTCGATGATTAAAGCTTTATTAAATTCCATGCTAGTCGGTAATGAATCCAACCTAGAATTAATCATTTTTGCTTGTTTTTCCATCGTGGCCAGTCGACGAGACATTCCACACTGCTGTAGAAAAAAAAGAAGAAAAATCAGAACGAACCCAATGAGAATCTTGATAATATTTGATTCTATAAAATTCTTCATGCTTGTGTTTTCTGTTATTTATTCATCGAGCTGTCATTATGGAGCTGACCCACTGGAATATGGCCTTATATTCCATGATTCCCATCGTTAAAAAATAACCTGTCGTCGCCGCTGCAGCTAACCAAATTAACGCATAAACGATATCGCCAAATGATGACATTGCCATGTATTTTATTTGTAGCAAGTATGCGTAATAATCGTCGGTCTTAATACGTTCGGTCCTGGCCTCTATTATTTCGCTTAAGTTTGCATCCTCGAATAGGACCTTTTTCTTAGCGAGCGATTCGAACACTCGACTTTTTTCCAATTCCAAAACTTCCTGTCCAAGCATCAGAGTCTCCGGTTCCAGGTTCAGAACGTAGTACGCTCGATTTCTCATATCAAGTCGCATGCCATTCTGTTTCAACGAGCCGTTTGCTTGCAATCGTTTCATCGTCTTCTTATAAAATCGCCAATTTAAGTAATTACGAACGATTTTACTACAAGTTTCGTAAAACGTTTTCGGATTGATCGCATCTATTAAGTCCATGGTTTAAAAATATTCGTTAAGTTGTTCCCGCATGTGCGGATTATTTTCTAGCACACGATCACGAAGCATCTTTCGAGCTTTTCGAATCTTAGTTTTAACCGTGTTGAGGTTCATCTGATATTTATCAGCTATCGCATTTCCCTTCATCAAGTGAAGTTCCTTATCGATCAAAATTGCTTTTTCCGTGCAATCCGGAAGGGCCAGCATTTCGGTTGTGGTAATCGTGTAAAGAGAATCCATGTACATCTCCTTTTCAAAAGTGATTAAAGTAGTATCCTCAATAACGGGTTGTTTTAGCATGCTATCGAGCCGAACTGTCACCTGAGTGGTGATCTTATGTTGGTGCAATAATGCTTCATTTTTGGCTATTGTGTATATCCAGGTGGTGAATCTAAACTTTGGATTGTAGGACTCCAAGCCCTTAAATATCTTAAAGAGTGTGTTGTGTAAAGCTTCTTCAGTATCGATCGGATCATTAAAGAACTTCCTGACGAAATACTTTAATTTGGGATACATTATCGAAGCTAATCGATTTCGTTCATGCTCGGAGCAGGTTCCAACATTGATTTTTTCTGCTAGATCTTGCATCTCATCGTTGAGCTGCTTGTTTAACGCGTCGTATTTACTCATAGGTTTGCTTATAGTACTTATTTTTTCGCTAATTTGTCCTTAATTTTCTTGCACTTGTGGCACATTTCATAGTCTTCAATGCTTTCAAAAAATGTAGTTGCTTTACTTAATACGGTCGACCATTCGCTCTCTTCAGCTATGACATCGACTTCCTCTTCCATTATCTTTATATGTTTCAAATAGATACGAGATTCATTTTTCTTGCTGGCTTGCTCAATAGCCTTGAGCAATTGAGCAAAGATTTGACGCTTATTTTCGGTGTACGTTGCTGTTTCGTTCAACAGTTTAGGCATTATTCGGTTCCTCCCTGTACTTTTTAACGCTGTCCGCATACTGTTGCAATTCCTCTGAATTCTGACCACCGTAGAACCTATTGATCGTATCCATGTGATTTCTGGCATAATCCTCATTCATGCTTGGATTAACTCCTGAACTTCTGGCGATGCCAGATCCATTCAACTCGTTTAATATACCAAAATCGTACTTGGAACTTTTTGAAAAATACACATCCTTTAGGTATTTTTCATGTATTTCCTTCAGGTAGTCCTTCGGTAACCTATCTATTTCACCATTTGCTATCTCCCAGAAGTTTGGAGATTCAAAAAAGGCTGCCGTACTAACGCACGTCATTGCTAAATCGTCATTGCCGCTCTGACTTCTGTAAGTTCCATTCTTGGTCCGGCCGAACGATCCAAGTTCGTGAACTGTTTTGAATTCGTTAGGTAGAACCTTATTGACTGCCGTTAGAAATTTGAATCGTTCGCAGAACTTTATCTTATTCGTGACCGTTAACTTCAGTCCCGGTTTTAAAGTTTGAGCTGCTTCAGTATGCTTTGAAAATACCAACATACCGGACCAGTAATTTTCGTTTTGTGAGATCTTGTCCATTATGTACTCGCCCTTGTGATTTAACTCGACTATCAGTTTTATCTTTTCTGGATTGAACACCTTGAATAATAGGTGGGATAGCGAATTGCAGTACTGATTGATATCCTTGGTGTTTGACCGGAATGCGCCGACTTGAACCAATGAAAATATATCCGTTTCATTCTTGATGAAGTCCTTAACGGTTTCCAACATTTTTATCGGAAGAGCAACAAACTTAAAGATGTTGATGATCGAGTAATCCCGATTAACTCCATCCGCCGTATCTACTGCAAAGATGTAAAAGTTAGGGTCGTTTCGAATGTCCGCTACTGTTAGTTTTGCAAAGTTTGGGTGAAATTGCAAACCGGCTAGCAAATCGATCACGTCAGGTTCCTCAGCCCAACTTGGAGTGACATATTCCATTCGAAGGTTGAAGATTTTCTTTAACGTTTTTGATGCAAGCAAAAGAACGTCGGACGAAAAGAACTGAAGACCGTATTCCTGATTGAAATCCTCCTCCGATCCTAAGTTCGCTATCGTATCCTTTTTCCATTGTTCATCCCTACCTGGAACCTGCCACCAGTCCACACGTAATGGAACATACTCGCTCTTACCGTTCAATGCGGCCATATAAATTTCATAGAACTTATTCATGCCGTTTGGCGTTGATGTGATGATGATCTTAGACGTCGGTGTTGATGAGATAGTTGGATATATTGCACGATAAAAGAAATTCAAATACGATGGATTGATGTGTGCGAACTCATCGATGTATAATAAGTGAACCGTAAAACCAATACCTGTATTTTTCGTCGTCGTCCTACCGATCAGCCGACACCCGTTATCAAATTTCATTGACATGACGTTATTTGAAACGCAACCTGGTTTCAAGAAAAACGGTAAATTTTCCAAAACTGATTTTATCTTATCCATCACCTCCTTGGTCGTAGTTGCAATATTAGCAACAGTCAATACGTTTTTATCCGTGTGAAACACGAGGAACCATGCGATAAAGATACCGGACATGACTGATTTTCCAATTTGTCGTGATGCATCAAGTATGTTGAATCGATTCTTCTTAAATGCTGCTAATATTTCCTCCTGGTAATCTCGTAATGTTATTTGGCTTATTCCTTCCTCTTGCATTACTTGGGCATACGTATTTGCAAAGTATATGACGTCATTCTTGCATTTTCGAATCTCCGCCTGTTCCTCAGGCGTGTACTCAAATACTAACTTTGCTTTTTTCCAAGTCGGTTCATTATCCCTAAATGGAGAATTTCGAACGGTCTTTATGTCTATTACTCCATTCTCAACGTCCTCTAATAGCTTATTCACACGGTCGGTCGTCCAAACGGCTAAATTCTCGTGATCTATGTTGGATATTTTTATCCTGGATGAACCGCCAGTATCGGTTAGAAAATCTTTCATATTAGTGAGTTAACCTCATCCGCTAGGTCGACTTCGTCAACTTCCACCTCAGTTGGTGAGATGCCCTGTTCGTGCATCACCTCGACTCTTTTGCCTGGATGTGTGAGATGCCGTGAATCGTCCTCCTGATCCACCTCCTCAGCAGTTATCTCTTTCATTATATTTTTAGTACCAGCTGTTATGTAATATTCAGTTCCGGAATTTAAGAGCGGCGTGACCGAGCTCGGTTGAGTGCTTTTCTGGTTGATGTCCTGGTTCATCTTTTTATACGTGTCTTCCAGGAATAGAATGTAATTTGCCTGAGTCTTGACTACCATCGTTAACTTATCCTGTAATTGACCGAACACCTCAAACAAT